TTGCGAAACGATGGGGATTGCAACGCTCTCGCAGTTTTGGGGAATTACTGCAGCAAAAACAATATTGAACGGCGGTTATAGCATGGCCGATCTTATTACTGCCACCAACGTTTTTGCTCATGTGGATGATGTTACCGAATTTATTGAAGCTGTAAAGCTGGTGCTAAAACCAACAGGAATTTTAGTAATGGAATTTCCTTACTTAGTTAATTTTATTGAGAACAAAGAATTTGATACCATATACTTTGAGCACCTTTCTTATTACAGCGTTTATCCTTTAACGTTATTATGTAAAAAGCTGGGCCTGCAGGTGATGAATGTTACTAAGCAGGAGATTCACGGCGGTTCAATAAGGGTAACGATTGGTTATGGCGGCCAGGATGAGACTGTGGAGGCTTTCGTTATTAACGAGCTGCAGCATTACAGCAAGATTGAAAGATATTACCAGTTTGCAAAAGATGTGCAGGTTACTATTGATGATTTCAGGAATGGCATCAGCCATTTAAAAGGGAAGGTTGCAGGATTTGCCGCATCTGCGAAGGGCAATACGTTACTCAACAGTTGTGGCATTACCGTTGGCCTGATGAGTTATATTGTAGATGAAACCCCTGAGAAAATAGGGAAGTACAGCCCGGGCACACATATTCCTATAATATCGCTGAATGATTTTATAAAAAACCCGCCTGATTACTTAGTAATTTTATCGTGGAACTTTAAAGAGGCGATTATTGAAAAATGCCGCAAAGCAGGATACCGGGGAAAATTCATTTTACCGATTCCTCAATTTAAAATTATTGATTAATGAAGACGATTGTTGCAATATTAGTTTATGACCGCTTAGAAAATATAAAGACCTGGATAAAATGCTGGAAGCAATGTGAGCATGAAAATGCGGAGCTGGTGATCGTTCACAATTTTCATGGGGAATCTGAAAAAATAACCTTTCGTAATTATTGTGTAAAAAATAATGTTCGTTACATCCCGCGTGCAAATGTTGGCTTTGACATTGGAGCATTCCAGGATGTCTGCCGCCAGAGGTTAGAAGGTTTCCCTAAAGAATGGGAAAACCTGCTGTGGGTTACTGATGATACGATACCGATGCAAAAGGATTTTCTTGCCCGTTTCTTAAAAAAATTAACCCCGGATGTAGGAGTTGTTTGTACCGAAATATCGCCATACGTAAGAACGCATATAAGAACAACAGGATTTCTATTGAGAAAATCCACCGCAGTTAAATTGGTGTTCCCGGTAGATCCCGTAAAGACTAAAGAACAATGTTACCAATTTGAGCATCGGAGTGAAAATATTTTTTACACGCAGGTAATAAGAATGGGATTAAAAGTGGTAATGGCCGATATACCACAGAACAGTCCGCTTTGGGATATGGGTTATAAGCGTGGTTTAAAAAGAGGAAAAGAACATGGAAAAATATTTCCTAACCAGGGCAAAATAACTTTCATCTGCCTAATTTATAATTCTTACCCGCAAATAATTTCTTCGCTTATATGCCAGCTTTATAAAAACTGGGAGATGGTGTTAATACATGATGGCCCGAATGAGACCGGCCTGAAAGATTTTATAACTGATAAAAGAATTAAATATATAGAGACGAAGGAACGGGGTGGAAAATGGGGGCATCCCTTACGGCAATGGGCATTGAAAGAAGTGAAAGAGGGCCGCATGGCGGTTGATTCAGATTACATCGTAATAACCAATGGAGATAATTATCACATGCCCGAATATTGCAGCTACATGCTGGAAGGCTTTACAAATAATCCAGAAGCTGTAGCTGTGTACTGTTCCGATATGATTCATAATTATGTACACTGGAATGTGATACCCTGCTCACCTAAGCTGGGGTATATTGATTGTGCCGGCGTGATGGTAAGAAAAGATGTTGCCGGCAGTATTGGATGGAGAGATATTGAGAGTCATTCATCGGACTGGACGTACTTTGAGGACATTATTAAAAAACACGGGATTGGAAGCTTTATAAAAATACCAGGTTGTTTGCTGGTACATAACTGATTTTTTTCTCATCATCAGGTAAATCCCTTGTAGTGAAAACTGCAGGGGATTTTTTTATTATATTCGCTCTGCTATAACACATAAATAAATACATGAGCCACCAAGGATTTGGTGGCTGGCAATCCGTTGAAAGTACGGTACTCATGTATTTGAGTGTTATAGCGACTTGACCAGCCATCTTTTATGAACGAAGACAACGAGTTTGATTTCTCCGGGATTCTAAATAAACTGAAAAATTATTTACTCGAGTATTATGTCCCTGTGCAGGATCCTAAGGATTCAGAATTTCATTACACTACAGAAGAGATCTGGCAGCAGCTGCTGAAGATATTCCCAAACGAATTAATCCTTAGACCTGAAATGGTTGCTCAGTGGCTACACTTTGGTGGATTTACATTTTACGATTTTGGAGAATTAAGGCTTGAATGGTTGATGAAGGCCTCATCCCAACCCTTCTCCAAAGGAGAAGGAACAATCTTATAAAAAAGTTGTAAATTGTATTTAATTAAAACAGGGGCGTCACCTGGTTAAAAACTGATACTACTTTATGGCAAGAAATTATCCAAGATTTATTTATAGCAGCCCAGCAAAAACAATTAGCCAGGGGCCATTTGTTATTCATTGTCTTGAACCCCGCTTTATTGCTAAAATTGAAAACAATAAGCTAATACTGCTTGAAAATTGGAGCAACGCACCGGATGAAGATTTATATGCAATAATGAAGATTGCAGAAAAAAGACTTCATATTTAACATGTCCTTTCACAGGCGCACGCCTGATGTTATCATTGTTAAATGCTGGAAACAATCCGTGCCTGGCTAAATGGTAACCGTGAATATTACACCGGTGTTGCTATCTACTCACAGGTAGGCACAAACGAAGATTTACTGGAAGTTCTTAAGAAAGGACCAAACGATTTCAGGACCAACCGCCTGCAGGAAGATCTATTGACTATTTGCAATCAATTAAAATCCCAAATAAATGAAAACGCCACTAACTCCCATGCAGGAAAAAATCCGGGACCTGAAACTATTCGAGCTGAAGCAGGAAATAAACAACAGTCTCCAGTTCGTCCATGTAATCCAACCTTATACGACGCCTGCAAGCTTGCAGCTGATCAGCAGTATAAAAAAGTAATGAATGCGCGGGCGGTGCTATTTAACCTGGCCGCACAGGTAAACTTCGAAGATCCCAATACTGAAGCTAAAATAAATGATCGTGTAAAACTGGCTCTCGAGGTGGTGCAGGGTTACCAGCTCACTTCACAATTATATGACCGGGCAGATTACGTAAAACTTCATGGGCGCCTCCCTGATGGCGGCGAAGAGATCCGGGAAGATGAGTATGATCACCTTCAGGACCACCTGGTAAAGCTTCGTCTTGATAATGCCCGCAAGGCTTATAATAAACTAAAGATAAAAGAAGCCACCCCGGAGCGGATCGCCCTGATGCAGGCGCACGCCGCCAATATTGAAAAATTAGAAAATAAATGGAACTCTTTAAAACCTTAACCTATGAAAGTAATTATTGACAATGACTTAAAAAGCGAATACCCGGAAGTATGGGGCATTTATTGGATTGGATGCTATTTCATTATGTACCGGTGCCTTGCTTTTAATAACTCGATGGATATTATTTTAAACTAATGTTCCAATGGCTTTTGTAAAAACAGCATCTATAAAAAAAGACCTGGCTAAAGAGGATTTCATCTACAGTTCCGGAGACGCCGGTGATTTTGTTATTTGTAAAAGCCCGGACAAACTGCAGGCCCTGCTTTCTTCTTTGCATAAAGAAAAACATATTCATTATGTAAGCGATGGCGACTGGAGCACACATGACATGATCAATCAACTGCTGAAGGAATATAAACCTGCAGAGTTGTTTATTACAACCTATGCCATTCGTGAATTTTCAATAAGGCAATTGGTGATGGCCATGGAAAGAAAAGATTTGATATCAATAAATCTTATCCTGGATTATCGTGCTAAAGTTAGAACACCCGAAGTGTACCAGCTGGCCAGCCTGAACATGAATAAAATATTTCTTACATCAATACATGCTAAGGTAACGGTTATGCGTAGCTGCAAAGGCTGTGTTACAATCGTAGGGAGCTCTAATCTTACTTCTAACCCACGCATCGAGGCAGGTGTGATATCGCTGAGTGAAACCGTTGCAAACTTTCATATTAACTGGATTCAAAAAGTAATGGACCATGCAGAAATCTTTAAATAATATCACACCTGAAGAAATTGTAATAGCTGAAGAACTGTCGGCTTTATATTTTACGCCAAAGGAAATATCATCAATGATCCAAATTGATTATGAAGGTGTGAAGGACCAGATGGAAGAAGAAGATGGCATTTTTTATGAAGCCTTCCAACGAGGCCGGCTGCAGAGTGAAGTGGATTTAAGAAAATCAATATTGATGTTAGCAAAGGCGGGCAGCAGCCCTGCACAAACGATGGCGCTGGATCTGCTTAATAAATCAAAAGCAAAAATGCGGGACTAATGAAAGAAGATGTAAATAAAGCTTTGCAAAAAATTGCAGATGATGTAAGTGCACAGGCAGAATTCATAATGAATAAAACCCGCGATTGGCAGGTGATTCAGCAGTATTTATCAAACAGAATAAACAATATCGAACTAACTCCAGAGCAACAAATTAAAATGGAGCGATATCAATATATCTATAATCAATTAGTAACCGGCAGGTACACTGATCAGGAGGTGGTGAACCAGGTGAAGAAGTTTTATAAGATAGAAGCTACACAGGCCTATGAAGATATGAATGCCTCGAGAGAAGTATTCAATCGCGTTATTAATATCAACAAACAATTTGAATTAAACCTGCAGCTCCAGATCAATAGAAAGATGCTTAACAAATGTGTTGAGATGAGTGATATGAAAGCTTATGCAGCCATAGAAAGAAATCGTGAACGATTAATTAAACAACTCCCCGAAGAGGTTGAAAACCCTGGTGAATTCTTTGAGGGCCATACTTATGAAATGACATTTGACCCGGCATTACTGGGAGCTCCGGCGGTGGACATGATTAAAGTGCTTCAGGCAATTAATGCTAAAAGAAATAAAGATATCAAAACTGATATGTTTGAAGAATTAGAATTTAAAGAGCTTCCTGAAGATGGCCACTAAACAAATGCACTTTAATAAGCCGCAGTTAAAGAGCATGGTGATTGATGCTCCTACTGAATATTTTGTTGCCGGACGTGGCACCGGTAAGACGGTTGGAGTACTGGCAAGAAAAAGTGCACAAAGATATTTCGGTACAATGCCACGGGGCACCGGTGTAATTCTCAATGCTACATACACACAAGCTTTCACAAGAACTTTAAAAGAACTAATACGGGGCTGGCAAATGCTCGGGTATATAATGGACCATCATTTTGTTGTTGGAAGAAGACCTTCAGAGAAATGGAAGAAACAATGGAAATG